TGTGTATATGTCTTGAACTCATCCCAGTGTGTGGCATGTAGGTCGCCAGAATTCATATAGTCTATCACGCTGTTGCGCACACTGTAACTCTGAGATACCACGTGTTTACCAAAATCTTGCGAGACAATCCATTGGTGCAATGTATCAAATTTCTCTGCTACCATGATCTTTATTGGCGGTGGCAACGCACGAATGTTTAGGAATTTTGGATTGTGTGCTACATGGTGTGTGACGATTGGCCGGCGATTGGTATTATTGAACTTGGTTAGTCCGCTAGTTTCCAACTTCCATCGCATGAAATCTGGCAGATGTAACACATTATAGGCAGTGACAGTGTAGGCAAACCATGCATTGATGTTGCCAGGACCTGCATCCACTTTTTGTATGTTGTGCCAAACCTTGTCCCAGTTGGCAGGATACCGCTGGTATTCAAGAAATTTACCATATCCATCAATGCTGGCGCCCACTTGTATCTGTTTGAAATGCTGCCAAAGGTTCAACACTCGTTGCGATATGCTGGTCATGTTGGTGTTGTATTCAATCAACATGTTTTTGGCGGCACCAAGTTCTATGCAGCGCCCAAGAAACTCATAATGGCGTTCAATCAACAGAGGTTCACCACCAGCCATATAGACATGCTGCACATTGCCCGCATTGGCTTCTATCTGCCTCCAAAAGCTTTCGCTGTCATGCCAACCGTAGCTTGGACTTATCCATTTTCCATTCTGTTTGGTCATCTGTTCGCGACCGTGAGTGTCAGTGAACCAGTCCTTGTTTTCCAGCTTATGGTAATCATCATACCATCCTGTGCTATCTTGAGGACCACACATACGACAGGCCAGATTGCATAGATTGCCAAAGCGTAGATCATAATAAACCACAGGCAGTGCGTCTGTATCAATAGCACCATCGCCGTCTGTGTGAGCAATCACATCATCCATGCGCAGTTTCCAACGATCATGCTCGTAGCTGCGACGGCTGACCAATGCTGATTCTTCTTCTGACTTGCACCGACTGCATTCGCTGCTCCAGATGCCGTCCAACATGTTTTTACGGATGGTTTTCATGAGTTCGCTGTTGCGAGCTTCTGTCAGGTCGTCTCTAGCTGCGTTGTAAGGAGTTCCATCGGTTTTGCGAAGCACACCCTTGTCTTTGGTACCATTAGCTTGGCAGCATACTCTGAGATCTCCATTGCTGCGCACAGCTTGAAAATTCCATGGTATAGGACACCATGTGTCAGTCATTGTATTTTGTGCTCCATTCCTTGACAACTCCAGAAGCTATTGGGAATATTTGGTCCCAATCCTGGCTTTGATTCTTTTGAAATTTATCCCAAACTTCCACGAAACGTCGCCTATGTTCAATGGCCTCTTGATCTGGCATCTTGATAGTATGATAGATGTTTTGGTAATGATCTAGCTTTTTATTCATCTTGGCATGACCATCGGTTGCCACTCTGCTGTGCATGATCATCTGTTCAAGCTGATGATGTTCCAATATAGCTATGTTGAAGTAGCGAGGATTATAAACCAGATGACTGGCATGCTCGTGTATCTTCTTGAACTTTTGATCACGTACCCAGCTCATCAATCTGCCATAGTGTTCAAGAGACACTGTGCTAACAGATGTTGACACAAACACCGAGATGTTATCTTCTGACCTGTCAAGCATATGCAGATTGTTGACTATGGTGTCCCATTTGCTGTGATACCGTATGGCCTCATTGGCATTGCCAACTGCATCAATGCTTGCACATATGCGTATCCTTTTGAAATTCTTCCATAATGCAAAGAGATCAGGCGGAAAGAAAGTGAGATTGGTGCTGTATTCCAGTTCCATTTGTTGGGCATAACCTGCTGATATCATGCTTTCTAATAGATATCTGTGATGTTTTATCAACAGCGGTTCGCCGCCACCAAAGTTTATCTTCAAAAGGTTTTCAGATGCGTTGATCAGTGCGTCTATGTTATTCTTATCTCGCGACCAACCAAATGCATCTCTAGATGTACGGAGATCGTAGACTTTGTCATCTACTACAAAATTGTCAGCACCGGTGATGGTTTGGTGATCATCATACCATTGGGCTGTTTCGCCAGGAAAACACATCACACATCTTAGATTGCATTGATTTCCTATCCTTAGGTCAAAATCTTGGAATTTGATATCTGAAACCGTGCCATCGGCAGCAGTGACATTTCTGGCCATGTCAAAAGAAAAACTGTGCCTGTGTCTTTCAGTTTCCCATCTATCTCGGCTGTTTGATCCCACTGCAGACTCATCTTGGCAGCGTTTGCACTGTTGCGGCCATATACCCATCAGCATGTCTTGGCGCACTGACTTCAAGGTATCGCAATTCAATACATCAACTGACGAAACGTCACTTATGGTTAGCACCTTGCCATCTTTCATCAGCAAGGTGTTGCCTTTGCCTGCACTTTGGCTGTGAGAACACATACGGAGATCGCCGTTGTTCTTGACACCAAGATGCGTCCAAGGTAGCGGGCACCACATCATAATTCTTTCACAGAGATTACCATATCAATATATACGTTCGCTGCGCCTACAAGTAAACTTGTCGCATGAGAGATGGACCAAACAGGCAATATTCCAAAGAATGGATACAAGTGGATCGACCACAGCCCATGTATGACCGAGAAATCCACAGGTTATATGGATCTATTTACAGTCAAAATCTGGTAGATTCTACAGATATTGTGAATGATTTCAAAGAGATGTTTCTCAATTATCTAGACGGACACACCCTGAGCAATTTAAGAGGTTATAGACAATTTTCCCGCCTGGACATTTGTATCGGTTGCACACAATTTATTGACGACCTCTATCAGAGATGTGGCACACTAGGCCTGATGACATTGGAAAACGAATACAAATATCATTGGCGGTTGAATAAAGATATCGTATATACAACTTTGGAAACCTTGGATTCACGCAAAGAATTGTTGATTAGCATGCCATTCCCTGCACACGGCAATGTGCACCCTCAGATGGTTGAGCTATTGGATCGCTGCCTAGAATTGAGCATCCCAGTCCATGTTGACGGAGCATGGATTTCCTGCAGCCGAGGTATAGATTTTGATTTTGATCATCCAGCTATTCAAACATTTGCTATCAGTCTCAGCAAAGGAGGTCTGGGCAATGACAGGATCGCATTGCGATTTGCGCGATCACGGCCAGACGGTGCCATCAGCATAATGAATGATTTTAACATGAACTGCCAAAGTTTGTTGCATATTGGCATGGCATACATGTCACAGATTGGGCCTGAATATTTTTGGAAAAAATACGAAACAGCCTATGCACAAGTATGCCGAGATTTTGATCTCACTCCGACCAAAGCCATACATCTTGCCATGACCAAACAGGGACAACCTGTTGGAATTAGACCATTGCTGCGCTGTTTGCAATCTTAAGCATGTCCTATCATGCCAAAATACTGTGCATCGCTTAGCTTGCTAACTTCTGTGATTTGATTCTTGATTATCTGATTTACCAGTTTGATGTTATTTTTGTGCAAAGATGGATCCAACTGACCTATTACATGTCCTAGATTTAGACTGAGCACCGTGAGCACGACATCATTGGCTATCTCAGCACCGGCATTGGTTTCTAACTGTGCGTGTACGCCAGCTAGATAGGTGTACAATGCCGCACTGAGGTCATTTTTTAGATCTAATGTCTTTTGCTCATCCATAATCTATTAAAATATCAAAGAAGGTTTATAGCAAGGCTGAGATAAGGTAAACCGGGCATTTAGCCCGGTTTAGTATCAGTATGCTTGACCAGTCTGTGATCCGCCTGGTAGCGGCTGCGTCAAGCTCAGTACCCTGATTGGTATGTAGATGAACTCGATAGCAACTTCTGGTTGAATTGCCACGTCAATCCAAAGCTCATTGGCTGAAATCCTAGCCGGTGTGTTATTGCTGTCATCGCATACCACTGAATAGTCATACAGCGCCCGCAATCCCACAAGCTGTCCCATGAACGCATTAAATGCTGCAGTCACAGCCTGACGAGTCTGTTGATCATTTGGTTCAAACAAGAATGGCTGTGCCAAGGTGTTCAAGTTGTAAGCCAAATAGTTGATCAAACGTGCCACATTGACACGATCCAACAGTGTGGTAATTGGATCCAGAGTCTTCTGACCAAATATCACCAATCCGCGATTTGGTATGTAGCTGATTGGGTTGATGCTGTTTAGATACAACACATCGCGCTGACCTTGGTTCAATGTCACAGGTTGATATGTGCCATCTGCCTTGAGATATCCAACGCTAAGCGCTCCTTGCACCAAGCCGCGATTGAAACCGGCAGGAGCAAACCATGGGTACGCAACCTGATCGTTATAAGCATATGTGGTCAATGCCATCACGCTTGGTGGAACAAATACTGTGCTACCGTCAAGATTGGTCTCTAGTGCCCACGGATAGTACACAGCAGCATAGCTGCTGTGAGTTATCAGTCCATCTGGACCATCTTCGAATGTATTGTTGGCGTTTGTAGCCCAATTCTGTAGGCTTGTGGTGTCAGCTGGTAGTGTACCAGGAGGATCAGCAAGCACGAAGAATATGTCTTGGCGATCAGTGTTAAGCGCTACCATGTTTGCCAAGCATTCAATATAACCTGGCGTTGCCATGAGGTTGTAATACACTGCTTCACCACGGATGCTCTGATTGCTTTCTATGCTGGCATTCAAGGCCTTGACTACCATCGCACGCTGTGCATCAGATCCCATGTACGGAGTGCCATCTGGGCGATTACCGCTGGCTGTAACCCAGCAATTTGAATCATACGGTGCGCTCAAGTTAGGGAAGTAATTGACATAATACTGCTTGACGTTGTAGGTGCTGTAACGTGTGTTAAACAGCAACATACCTGCAGGATAAAGTTCTGCGTTAGGCGCATCGCTGTCAACATAGTTGCTTACAACCATAGCGCTTGGTGCTTGGCTGCCATCCACATACCCATCGCTGTTGTAACGTGCATCTGTGAAGATGATACCAGACGGACTGCTGTGATTGGTGTTGTCGATCAGCGAGAATGAGTTAGAACTTGCATCATAACGATACAGCACTGGATACGGTGTGGCACTGCTATCAACCCATATATCGTTGGTTACCAACGGATTGCCATTGCTCTGTGTGGTAGGCATGCTACCGTCAATGATTGGACCGTTTGGATCAGTCGCAGGATAGGCATTTCGGTAACCCTGCCAGATCTGGCCGTTACCAACCATGATGTCAACCTGCAGTGCAGTATTATACCATAGTGTGCCATCAGCTGGTGGACCAACTGGTGCAGTAGCACTAGCTGTATAGTCCAATGGCTGCCAACTTGATCCATCCCAGTAATACAGTACTATGTTGGCCACTGCCGGGCTAGCAGCAGAATAATTGTAACGACCGTACACAGTTCCAATAGCACGTAGAGCACCAAAGGCAGCATTAGCTACGGCATCGCTGCTGTACAAAGGCACCGTTCCTGTGTTAGGGGTGATGTTTTCCTGTACCCAGAGAGAACCATTATATTTGCTTACAACTAGGTTAGCGCCGCGATCCTGGCTGGTGGTATTGATCCACACATTAGTGGCCGCAGTCTGCGCCAAGCTGCTAGGGACAGTAAGGCTTGGATAGAAGCCTTGGTATACCAACTGACGACCAAACACATAGCCGTTCTTGATACCGGCGCTATTCAATGGCGTGCCGCTGATATCTTTCACGACAAACTGAGTGTTGTTGGTATTGGTTATGGTCAGATAGTTGCCAGTAGCCATTGATGCCACGATTGGACCAGTTGGGAAAGCTGCATTGATTGCTGCTACTACTCCAGTCAGCGTGTTGTTAGGTGCTGCTGGTACATAGATGGTCACAGGATTTCCTGTGCCCGGATCTATGCTAAAGGTGTTTGCTGTCAAAAATCCCATTGTGACATTGAAAGTTGCATTGCTGCCACTACCGCCTGTTACCGGTACAGGATTGGTTGGATTGACTGTGTAGGCACCTTGGTTGCCAATCGTAACAGTGTTTACACCCCAACCCAAAGTGAATGTAGCATTGATACCGCTACCGCTCGTCGAAGTCGGTGTCACAGGATTGGATGGTACACTGCCGGTGCGCTGACCTGCAGCAGTGATATTCACTCCTGTGATAGCACCACCGGAAACGGTGGCTACCGTGAGAACCACTGGGCTTGTATAGTTTGAACCAGAGAATGTCAATGTATCACCGATATTGTATCCGCTACCACCTCCCGCTGGTGTTGCTGCTACAGCTTGAACTGATGCTACACTGAGTACAGCATTTACGCTATGTGTACCGCCAACTACGTTTAGGCTGTCGCCTGGCACATATCCCGTACCAGGTGCCACAGTGGTCGCAGATGCCACATAGGTTGTTGCTGCTACAAATGTAGGATTGGCCACCGTACCTGTGACTGCGCCATAGTAGGTCTGGGTCACTGGCATACCTGCATTTTGCCATGGATGAGTGGTGTCAGATTCTGTTGTAATATCTGCAAACGCAGTATCTGTACCGTCATAATTGGTTATTACCAAATAGTTGCTAGATCCGCTGGTAGCAATGCTGGCATACGCATTGAAGCTGTTAGAATCCAATACTGCGTTGATGCTCGACACGAATGCTGCAAGCGTGGTTCCGCTGACAGTGATCGTTACCGGTATGCTGTCGCCAATGCCAATTGTGCACTGATTGCCAGCTGTAAAGGTTGGATTAGCCACTGTGCCCGTTATCACCCGTGGTGCTGCTTCGCGCCAGCCCCAACCAGGGTTGGTTGCTTGTGTGGTACCGACATTGAACCACCATGCTGCAGTGGTTCCGTCGAGAGTTGTTTGCTCAATCTTCTGCCACACGTTGTTCTGCATGAGACCGCTGTATGGATCTGTGCTGTATGCATCTACCACATAGTTGCCCACGTTGCCATATGTGTACTTCGGAAGGATAGTGTTGGTTGGCTCCGTAGAGGTAAAGCCAAGATTGGTTAATATGTAGCTGTTGCTACCAATCAGATCTATGAGCGTTGTGGTATCGCTGCCTACCAGGCGCAGATAATACATGTCGTCGATAGCGGACACAGTCACATCTGGTTTTCCAGTACGTGCATATGGCATAGCAACTATGCCAGCATTCTGTATGGTTGCGTTGCTGTTAATGGTGCTGATTACGCTGCTGAGGCTTTGGCCGATCGTCAGTGCTATCGCGATTCCGTTGATGACCAGATTTGCATTGACGGTGATGATTGATGTGCTAGCACTGGTTCCAATAAATCCGCTTTGGACCATGATCTCCAAGTTGGCGGCCGAGGTCAATACTATCGGAGTATTAGCAGTCCAAGCGTTGGCACTGTTGACGTTGCCATTGCTGGCAAAGATACCCCAAGTTGACTGGGCACTGTTTAACCAATATTGATTAAGCGATGGAGGTCCAGCTGGCTCAGAGGTGCTTGGTACCATCTGGCTGAGGTCGATATCAGCACGCAACACATAGGCTGTGTTAGCAATACCCAGATACTGATAGGCCGTGAACAACCCAAGCTCGTTCAGCTGGTTACCGTAATCAGATGTTCCAGCAGTGCTGTAGAATGTGGGGACACCAAATGTCTGCAGTAGATCACGCTGGCTGCTAACCAGATACAACTGGTTAGCATTGGCTGCCAGTGTTCCCGGCGCGTATGATGTTGTGCTACCCGGTGCCAACTTGTTGGCTGCAGTAGCTATCATTATCAGTGGTACTGTTCCGGCTCCGGCGCTGGCATAGACACTTTCGTCTGTGACTGTAACGCTTACGCCTGGGGATACTAAGGTGGCCATATTTGAACCTCTCCATTGGGGATGTGTGCTGATCTATTTATCAGCCCCCTGACAAAATTATAGATTTTACTCGGAGTTGAACACGCGCACAGGCTTGATTGCCAAGCTGATCTACATTATCATAAGCAAGAAAGGAATTTCTATGATAGTTGGCATCTGCGGATTGATAGGCAGCGGCAAGGGAACCGTTGCAGACATATTGGAACAAGATCAGGGTTTCATCAAGGTGAGCTTTGCCGATAGCCTCAAGGATGCAATAGCAGCCGTGTTCACATGGCCTCGCCACCTGCTGGAAGGTGACACAGATGAAAGCAGAGCGTGGCGAGAACAAAAAGACACTTGGTGGGCAGATAGGTTGAAGATACCAGATTTGACTCCGCGATGGGTGCTGCAGCAGTGGGGCACAGAAGTATGCCGCTTGGGATTCCACGACGACATTTGGATAGCCAGCATGGAGCGCAAGCTTGATCCAGATCTGAACTATGTGATACCAGACACTCGCTTTCCCAACGAGATCAATCTAATCAAGAAACTCAACGGTCAGGTTTGGCATGTTGAACGAGGGACACGACCATCTTGGTTTGACCAATATAGATTAGGAGGATCTCCTCCAAGCAGCATACATGCTAGTGAATGGGCGTGGGTCAGATCAAAATTTGACCAAACCATTGACAACAATGGCACCCTAGAACAACTGAAACAGACCGTGCAGGGCCTGATTAAATAGATTACGCAAGAAGGTTCATATGGTTGAAAACGTTCCAATAATGCTCTGTGATGCCGGCGAAAGCCAAACCAATGCATTGGCCTCCGAACTGGCCAGAGCTGTAGGTCACAGCAACAGCACACTGACCTATCCAGGTTCGGACGGATCAAACAATGGATTTGATTCGTTTGAACTGGATATAGAACATCTGAAGGAAGCTAACCGCTATCTAATGCGCGCCAACAAGAGCATGCATCGTTCTTGGCCCAGGCGACAGCTAAACACAGACAACGCACTACGTCGCGACAGCTGGATCTCCAGATGGTCGCATCAGATATTTATGTTTGGCCTGTTCACGCAGGACGCAAGCCTGCTCAAGATCAACACTGACATGGCCTGGGCTGCCCAAATCTACGTGGATCGTTTTCTTTATGATAATGAGCCCTGGGACCTATGCGAACTCTATCTGTTTGACATGAAGAGCGAAAGCTGGTGGCAATGGAAGCAGCAATGGCTACGAATTGATGCCGTGCCTGCCCCATCTGGAGTTTACACAGTATTAGGACAGGATAGGCTAACCAATGCTGGTAAATCTGCCCTAAAAGATCTCTTCGCAATCAGCCAATGATCACGCCCAATGGCATGGCATTGTCAATGTAAAGATCGATGTCACGTTCGAGACGTTCTATGGTAACTTTGCTCTCATCCATCAACTGTTGTCCTTTGAGAGTGGTTCCGCCTTGAGGACCTGCTAAGGTATTATACTTGCTGTATGCTTCGCCCAGCATGCGCTGGCACCAAGCCAAGGTGTAATCCCTGATCCAAGGACGTGCAAATGGATCTTTCAAAATAACATCGTTGGCACGATACATATAGGCCCAGATCAGTATCTGCTCGTTGCCGCTTGGACGTCGCACGATGCTGAGTTTCTTGGTCACTGTGTCAAAAGTGTAGTTGATGTCGCGGCCAAACATGCGTCCAGCTTGATCAAGATATTCATAGAATAGCTCGTAGGTCAGCAGTCCGGCACTGTAACCTCCGCCTGCCCCTGCCTGCAACAGATACAAGTTAGTGTACGCCAAACTGAATGGATCTATCTGGGTACCACCTGTTATACCACCCAATCCTCTGCGAAATAGCTGACGCACAGAAACAACGTTATCTGGCAGATAATAATCTGTGATATCGTTCTGTAGCAGAAGAAACAGATAGCTTTCTTCGTCGGCATTACCACTACGCTGCCTATAGCGATCAAATGCCAAAGTTAGCGCAGTGTTGTAATGTCCCGGATCAAGTTCAATGTCAACCATACCTCCACCAAGCATGAACTGTACTTCATCTATGATTTGCTGCTGCAGCGGGGAGGTTTGAGTAGCAGGTGGGACTTGTACAGTTGAGGTTGCCATGGTTCATTGATCTCCAACGATATTTATGGCAGGGTGTTAGTCATCTTTCATGATCTTCATTACGTTACGGCAATATCTGCTTGGTTTCTTGCGTAGATTTTTGCCAAGACCTTGATTGTACAGAGTCAATGCGCTGCACTGATCATCATGTGCTTCGTCAAGTGCCATGCGCATGTATTTCATGCTATATTCCAGATTCACTTC